GAGAATAAAAAAGTAGTGGTTAAGAACGTAGCCACTGGCGTCCAATGCGATTGCTGCGAGAAAAAGTATAGCCTTGCAGATTTCAAGGACCAAGGAATCTCTGTCACGGCCTTCCACGCGGAATGGGAGGACACTCTCGAACGCTTCGACCTTTGCTCTGGCGCTTGCTACGTTAAGCAGTTGGTCGAAACGGTTGAAGATTTCAAAGGCTACGCCACAGCTACCGTCTTCGAGATGCCGATAGCGATGGCTGAGGTTGTCGTTGCGATGCTCGGCGGCCATAACAATGTTATGGTAAACGTGCAGTGGGACGAGATGAAAGCCGTACCGAAGTCCGAGTATTTTAAGTTCAGTAAGGACCGCCGTATCGCTGAGATCGTCAACACGTGTCCCTTGCACCCTCAAAAGCGCGACATACTGATGACTAAGTGTGTCCACAATCGGGAAACAATGACTAACACAGGGACCGTTGAAGAAAGGGACATTGATCGGTGGTCCTGGGTCCTTGGAACTAAAATGGTGGTAGTACGATGACGCAACCAAACGTTGTAATAACAGGTGTCGAGGCTTTTGTACCAGAGTGTGCTGAAACACCTGTCGAGGGGTGGACCCAACACGGTAACATACACGGTATCTATTATGCTACGTGGTCAAGGACCGTTAACGGTGTTTATCAAGTCATTACTGTTGGCGCAGTTAGTGGAGATTACTGGGTCACGTTTCATCCCGGCATTCTAGCATTTGAATCTAAACACGCGACCTTTCAAGAAGCTTTAGACTTCTGCGGCTAACCATAACAATGTTTAGGTGCCGCCCTCGTGCGTACGCGGTCCTTAAAAAGGCGTACGCGCGCGCGAGGAATAGTAACCGCCCCACTTGACAAATAACTCAGATGTGTTATAATAAGGGAGTCGAGAGACACCCCGAAGCACCCTGCTTCGGGACATGACCTAAACAATGTTAGGGTGATTATTATGAGCCAACGAGTTAAAGAAATCCTGATGCGTCGTGACGACGTGACCGCCGAAGAAGCCGATGCGACTATCGCAGCCTTCAAAGCGGACTTTGAAAAGTGCCTCGCCACCGGCAGCATTTGGGCCGCCGAAGACCTGCTCAGCGACCACTTCGGTTTGGAACCTGACTACCTGATCGACTTCCTCTAAACAACCACTAAGGACCGAGGCCCGAAAGGGCCTCGGGTTTTATTATGACAGCCATTTACAACCCTGAAACGGACGAGTGGGATTCGCACACTGATGACTTTCTCAGTCTCTTGAAAGCCGAAGTCAAAGCATCTGACAACTACTCTCCCAGTTACCGCGATATGGCCCTCTGGCATGTTGATTGGGTCAGCGACACGCTCACTGAAATCTCGGAAGACGGTGGCGATGTGGCGCTCCACATGAAGGCGCTGGCGGGTCACTTCTTTTTGAATTGTACCGCCGGACCGCGTTGCGATGCCCTTATCAAGTGGGCGTTTCACGGCGGGACCGTTGAAGAAATCGAAACTTTTATTGGGATGTTTTCAGCATGAACTTTTACAACGCACGAACAGACATCTTTGAATACCACCGTTGTTTCGTGGACGACCTCCGCGAAGAACTGTCAGACGAGCGGTGGTCGGGTAACTTTCTCGACTACGCCCTCACCTGCTTCGAGCAACTCATCGAAGAGGGTATCGACCGCGGTGATGGTCGCATGGTCCGTCGCGGGGTTGACCTGTTGGCTTCGACGATTGCGCTCCAGTGTGGCTTGAATCATACTGAATCGAGTCCAACGCTCGCGGCCCTCAGCTCGTGGATTATCGAGGGCGGTTCCGACCCCGCGTGTGTGAGCGCGTTCATTAAAATCGCGCGAGGGATGATGCGACCTAAACATTGTTGTGGTACTCGCCCCGAGGACCGCGTCCCACTTGACAAATATCCCTGATGTGGTATAATGGATATAGTTGAGTGCATTCTGCACTCAACAACACCAACCCAAAGGAACATGACCAATGAACACTCTCACAACACTCCGCGACGCACTGCACGCTGTCGCCAATAACGTAGAACAGTCTGAGATGAACGTACTCGAAGCGACCCTTACCGCTCTCAAGATTCTCGGCGAAGATGCCGACATGATGCCTGAGTACCAAAACAATGTTAGGGCGGAAATTGAACTGCGGAAGGCGGCAGCGATGCTGGAGTACCGGAGCGAACGTCTTCTCCTTGGGGACATGGCGTTCACCGAAGATAACCTGAACGACATCAGGTACAACCGTTTCACCGTGGGCCAGGTTATTCGAGGCAAGAGATTGACCCTTCGTGATGTTCACATCATCACGATGTTCGCGAATTTGAACAAAGAACACGGGGCTTATGACGACCTCGTTGCTTACGCCAAGACGCGTCGCCGGTACGAAAAAGCAGTCGCGGCCCGTGCAAATTTTGAAGCGGCGGTGAAGTCATGACACACGTAAGACTCAGTTCATTGAAACTTCCTAGCGTCCGGCTTCGTCCTGACGATTCGTACGACAACACGAAACTCAAAGCGGACATCGAGGCCCACGGTATCACCCGAGCCCTAAAAGTTGATGGAAGGGATATGGTCATCTATGACGGTATCCGTCGCTATGAGGCGCTGATTGAACTCTACGGTTCTTCCCACGATGTCTCCGTTCCGGTGGTGATGGTATGAACGCCAAACAAGAATTCCTCGAACATATCGCCAAGGCAAACTCTCCCGTCAAGCACGTCAGGATTGAAGTGACTCCAAGGTACCCTGCTGAACCAATCAAGTTCGAGGGAACGCTGGAACGCATTCTCCGCCTTCTGGACTTCGACTACGACTCAGGCTACGGCCGCCAGTACATCGACGGAATCATTTGGTACGAAGACGGTACTTGGTCCACGAGGGGCGAGTACGATGGCTCGGAGTGGTGGCGTCACCACCGTTGTCCTGAAATTGGAGGTGAGTGATGTCACCCTTGTCACCCTGTTCCGCGGTCCTCCTTTGGGCGTTCATCGGACTTACTGCAATCATTCTAATCTCAGGGCTATTCGGGTGACACTCGTTCCGAGTGTCACCCCTATTGACCCCCTATTGACCCAAACAATGTTTGGGTGAGGGCATACTGCCCTTACCCAAACGCTAACCCCCACAAGGAGACGAGTCACAACGGCTCGTATTGACCATGAAGAAAACACAAAAGAACATGAAACTGACCGACGCCAACTTCCACCCTTCGGAAAATGTGCGGAGCGAAACCGGTAACTACGATTACGAGAACGACCCTACGGATAAGAAGCTGTACGAGTCGATCAAAGCCGCAGGACTGATCGACGAACTCCACGTCAGCGTGAATGCTGATGGTTCGTTCAAGAAACTGCTGAAAGGCTACCGCCGATTGGGTGCTATCCTTTCCCTCGCCGAACGGGAGGAAAGCATTTACAAGGACCACTTCCCCTTGGGAAACATCCCTTGTTTCGTTTACAAGGACTTGACGGCGATGGAAGAGTTGACCATCATGGCCGACCACACCACCGGCAAAGGTCTTTCCGAAGAGGAAGTCTATAAGACCGTCGAACTCTTCCTTGTCGTCGCCGGAACGAAAGGTATCGAGCGTGTTTCCGCTCAACTGGGTATCAATAAGAAGACCCTGTACAAGTACCGCAACCTCCACACTCTCGCCAGCAAGTACGGTGGCGATCACGAAGTCGAAGGAGAAGAACGCTGGCGTGGCGCTAAGTACAACGAGTGGCGGAAAGTGGCGGGCTTTTTCCCTGTCACGTGGACTGCCATCGGTGCCGCGCTCGATGCCTGTAAGAACGGGACGTGCAAAAAGGCTGGCGATTACGAAGGGCTCGACGTTGAAGAGATTTGGGCGCTGGTCCAGTCTCAGGAGAAGCCGGTCAAAGAGACCATGCGAACACCAAAAGAGGTTCGTGAGGCCATCGCACTGCTGAACACCGCTGGCGACTTCGAAAAGGCACTCGCACTCGAATGGGTGATGAAGGACCACGAAGAATTAGCTGAATAGTAACGTTTCGCGGCACGCGTGCCGCGATTATTGCGACTAGCATCGCGGCCCGCGGTACCTAAACATTGTTTGGGTCCCGCGGGACCTTTTAGGTCGATTAAGTCCTTTAACGCCTTTAACATATATACGTATATGGTAACAAATATCCCAAACAGGGTCGTTATCGAAAAAATAGTTATTTATCCATTTAGTGGTTGGTTTTCTTAAAATATAGATGTCATATGAAAATCGTACCTCTAAAAGAGCACGTGCCGATTTAGGCATAAACAAACCAGTAAATGACTAAACTTTATCTATTCTCTTACTTTAAACTATTAAATTAGTAAGGTAATAAGTAAATAAAGAAGTAAGTAACTAAGGGATGTTCTTGCTGTTGGTGTTTCTTCGGCCCGCGGACCGTGGCAACAACAAATTAACGCAGTGTTCCCAATAAACTGAATGTCTCTGGGACACGGACCCTGTAAAGGAAGCAGGATGTCAGGAATCGAAGTTTTTTTATAGGTAGGGTACACGGTCCGCGGTCCTAAGAACCGACGCTCGAATTACTCGGGCCTCGTTTCTTAGGACCGCGAACCTCGTTTCTTAGGTCCGCGGTCCTCAGTAATCGGGTACGCGATTACTGATTACTGATTACCGACCACTAAGGCACGCGGTCCTCGACACTCGGACCGCGGACCGCGATTACTGAGTGCCGAGGTACTCGTGCCGCGGACCGCGGACCTAGTGCCTCGTCACGCGGACCGCGGACCTAAACAATGTTTAGGTCGCCGCGTTTGGTTTTAAAAATTTGGTCATGGTTCAAAGGTCAGGCGTCGGCAACTCGGTCGGCGTCTGACCGGCGGCTACACCCCACACATATATATACTCGCCACACTGTGTATGTAATATAAAAGAAGTCTTCTCTCAGCAGTGGTCAGGAAATCGGACAGGCTGGGTCCGATTTAAATGGGACACGACTTGTCCGATTAAATTTGAATTTTCAGAATTTTCAGAAAATTGTGAAATTCAGAATTTTCAGAAAATTGTGAAAATCGCTAGCAAGGCGCGTGCCAACTTTCTCGGACGCGACTTGTCCGAATTAGAATTAACCAATTTTGTGGGGCCGATTAACCGTCCCTAAATCGAGCGTAAAACTACTTGCATCGTTGAGAAGCCGAAAAGCATATCCTATGCCCTAGCAAATTCAAATGCGTTGTAGCGCGTTCTAGGGCTACTCACGGGCACGCGCCCCGGATACGAAAAAAGGGGATTTGTGGCAATCAATTTCCGATTGCGCTTGACAATGCACGCGCACCCGATACACGCGCGCCCGTTCAATTATCGCGCGGAAAGGTTTTCCGGTGCCGGAACCTAAACAATGTTTAGGCGAAATTTAGACGTTGACACGTAACGCGGTTTGCCTGTATGGTGTTTGAAGTGCTGGCAACACTGCCAGCACACAACCCGATAGAAAGATAAGACAATGAAGAACATCCACTTACAAGCCGCACAAGCAACTTGCACCCTGATCACTGAGACAGAAGGACTTTCTATTGTTCGCCGCGTGGTGGCATTGTCCGATGCATTGGACGACATGCGGGACAACGACGCCCCCTATGAAGTTTACGATTACATTGCCGCGTTCTGTGCTTTGTCCCGCCAGCATGAAATTGCGCACCACGTTGCAAGCTACGGGAAAGCGGTCAAAGCGTTTGAGCGTTTGACATGGCGCACAATTGAGCGACTGCGTAAACAAGCTGAAGAGGAAAGCGGCGCAACCGACAAGCCAATCCGCAACCCGAATAAGACAACCCGCGCTTGACAACCTCTGACAATCTGCTATACTGTTTGAAGTGCTGGCACACTGCCAGCACACAACCCAAAAAGAAAGATAAGACCAATGACTGAAGAAACTAAATACTCACTGCTCCCCCTCGACACGACCACGACTAACCTCCCGTCGATGTCGGAACTCGACTCGACTACGGAACTCGGACGCGCCAACATGCTAGGCGTTGCCCATTCCCTCGGACTCGCCAAGACGCACCTCATCCATAATGCCGTGCTAGTACAGCTCGCCGCTAACGGTACGCTTGACGATTGGGCTATTGCTTGCATGGAACTGATGAATATTGACGTAAACCGTCAAGCGTCGAAAATGCCCGCGACCGGAGTTACCCTCCCCCGCGCTGGCAGTGAGGAACGCACGGCAGTTCTCGAACCGCTTAAAATGGTGGCCAAGCGTCTTTGGACGCTCTACAAAGTGGAGCAGTGCAACGGCGAATTCGATGATAACGAGTTTAACGCTTTCCAATCCGTGTTGGAGCGTTTGCCCTCCCGCTGGACTGCTGATCATATTCGCTCGATGAAGCGCGGGGATGCTGGCGACTTGTTCGATGAGCAGGAAGAAAAGCAGAAAGCGGAGAAAGCGGAACGCGAACGGAAGAAAGCGGAGAAGAAGGAAGAAGCGCGACTAAAAGCGTTGAAGGACGCGGACGGCGACCAGCAGGACGGCGACCAGCAGGACGGCGACCAGCAGGACGGCGACCAGCAGGACGGCGACCAGCAGGACGGCGACCAGCAGGACGGCGACCAGCAGGACGGCGACCAGCAGGACGGCAAGCCACAGGGCGCGACTGCACAAGTCGCCGCAACCGCGCCGCGCCGCGATCACGCCAGCAAACTCCCGACTTCTGACCTGCCGGAGGATTGGCAGACCTTGATTCGGGACGCGTCGAAGAACAAGAAATGTAACGAGATTGCGGACTACATGCTTGAATCTGACGAGGCGGGCGGGGACTTCCCAGTAGGCGCGGTGCTGCTGTACGTCCTAAAGCGGCGCGGTGGATATGATTCATTCTGCGAGGGGCTGAAAAGCGCCAGCACAAAATAAGTTAATTGTTCCACGCGGAACAAGTCGGAGAGTCCGCTCTCCGATCTGATCACCTCCCTCTGGTATAGGCACCGGAGGGGGGTGTTTTGGTTTTCGGATAGGCGTGGCCTATGAGATGCCTGGAGAACCCTATAGCCTAAGAGAGAGCCTCAAAAAGAGATAATCCCAAACGGAATCTTATTTTCAACTTTTCGCGGATCGCGGTCCGGAGGCACCTGTTTATAGTTGTGTAGAGAAGAATATGTCAGACGACAACACATCATACCAAAATCACAAACGTCACTACGTCAAGCGCGACGACCCGACACGGTGCCAAGGCATCCAGATGAACGGGGAACAGTGTGTCTACGGAGCAATGCCCGAGTCCCTGTACTGTACGCGCCACACGACGGGACTTAAACAACGTGAGCAAAGAATGTACCAATTAACGAAATGGAAGAACCGCGTGGCGGGGCTCGCGGGCCACGAACACATTTACACGCTTACGGAAGAAATCGGTGTAACGCGTATGGTGTTGGAGGAAACACTTAACAAGTGTAAAAATGAGGTAGACCTCATGCAACACGCGCCAGCTATCGGGAGACTTGTTGATCAGGTTTCGCGCCTAGTTGCTAGTTCTGTGGCCCTTGAGGATAAACTCAATCGCCTCCTGTCCGCCACAAAGGTCGCGGCCTTCATGGAACGTACCATTGCCGCTGTTAAGAATGTTGTTGATTCTCTCGACCTCCCCACGGAGAAGCGGGACGCGGTCCTCGAACAAATGGCCGCGGAACTCGAAGCTGCGTTTGAGGATGTCAGTAAGCTTCTGGGTGACGAGGACTAACAGCGAGCACCATAACATTGTTTAGGTAAAATGAACTCACTAGAAAAGCAACTCAAGTCAGGATTAGTCGCCGGTTTACGCCGACAGGCTCTCGGTCGCTGTAGCAAGTGGACTGAGACTTATCGGTACACCGATTACGGTCCTTGGCGCTTTGATCGCCACCCTTGGTCCAAGGAGATGTGCGACGTTGACGAAGACTGGGTTGGTATGAAAGCCGCGCAAATGGCTTTCACTGAGGTTTGCCTGAACAGGTCCCTGTACAGTATCGACTGGTTGAACCGGTCCGTTCTTTATCTTTTGCCCTCACAAACGCCCGACGCGACAAACTTTTCCGCGGACCGTTTTGACGTGGCACTCGAATTGTCGTCCTACTTACGTTCGATGTTCTCCGACGTCAAGAATGTAGGACACAAACGGGCCGGCTCCCGTAGTCTTTATTTGCGCGGTGCGCGGAGCCGGTCCGGCCTTAAATCTGTTCCTGCGGCTGTCCTCGTCTTTGACGAGTTTGACGAAATGAGCCGCGATAAGGTGATCCTCGCTGAGGAACGCCAATCCGGTCAAGAAGAGAAACAAGACATCAGAATCTCAACACCCATTGTCCATGGTGAGGGCATTCACGCGGAGTTCGAGGTCAGCTCGCAGGAACACTACGAATTCAAATGCCTGTCGTGCGGACAGTGGCAGCGGTTGAACGATCCCAAAACGTGTCTCGTCATTACAGCGGACAGCTTAACCGACCCTGGGATAAAGAATTCTTACTACCAGTGTCCGCACTGTAAAAGCAAGTTGCCCGAAGACAAGTCCCTGTGGTTAAATCAAGAGAATGCTAAATTCGTCGCTGACAAATCTGATTACCTCAAACGCGGGTTCTGGGTTCCTCAGTTCTACAGTTTCGCGCAACAACCGTGGCGTATCGCGCGCCTCGCGCTCATGGCCGAGAACGATCCCATGGCCGCTCAGGAGTTCTACAATTCTAAACTGGGTTTGCCTTACGAGAGTTCCGCGAACAGGATTCAGAAAGAAGCTTTAAAGACAGCAATTGATGCGGGTAACGGAAGAACCAATGGCGCGCCCACGCGTACCATGCACATCCGAACGATGGGTATTGACGTGGGCGCGTGGTTCCACTACGTCGTGTGCGATTGGGTAATCCACTTTAACGCTGCCGACATCACAGGTAAGTGCATCTGCATGCCTGTGAAAATCAACAAGGTACGAACCGTCGACGCGTTACGTGCAGAGATTAACGCTTGGCAGCCTCACAAGTTCTGTGTTGATGCGCACCCCGAACTGCGTCTGGCTAAGGAATTAGTTGACGCTTATCCAGGGACAGGCAAGCGCGTAATCTACGCCAAAAATAGCAAGGCCCGCGTGTCGAAGAACGAGGACAATACTTTGCAGGTTGGTCGCTCGTACTGGTTGGACGTAATCTTTAACAGGTTCCTCGCGCCAGGCGAAAAGGTAACGCTGCCCGTCGACACGCCTGACGAATTCCTGAAACACATGAGGAACATCGTTAAGAAATTCGTAACGGACGAAACGACGAAGGACGTTAAAGCGAAATTCGTCACGGTAAACGACGATCACTATTTTCACGCCATGAACTACGCAGAGATTGCTCTGGCTGACTACGAAGGTTTAAAGCCTAGCACAGGAGATATTCGAGAAGATGTCTAAACAAATCAATGTTAAAGGGTTGGAGTTCTACGACTTCGCTCTGCAAGAAGAGATTCGCGTCCAGAAGGACGCGGACGTAACGCTGCGTGTCCAATCCGTACGCTTGAACGGTAAAATCTACAAGTGGGCCACAGGCACCGAAGCGTCACTAACCATCGACGGCGGTACGCCTGTTACGGCGACCGTCGTGAACGGTACTTATTTCGACTTCACTGTACCGACAGCCAAAGCGACAGGCGCGTACAATCTCCTAGTAGCGTCGGAGGGCGGAGGGTTACTCTTGACTGCTGTTCTCGGCGTGTATGTTGGTGACGTGGGTGGTGGCATTCCGTCCGACTACTCGTTATCGGCAGCCGTTGATTGGACGGTAGCGACAACCTACGACGTTAAAATTGACGCTGAAACGTACCTACTCGAAACGATACGCTTGACCGCGGACCTCGACACGGCGCCCGTGGCTTTCGACATCGGAACGCCTTCTGATCCCACTAGCATCCTGTCCGGTGCCAGTGTTGCTGTTCTTCCTGATTTTACAAAATACTCGCTTTCACAGGCGATCACTGGTGGCGTGATTCGCCTCACCGTAACAAGTGCCGCACCCCAGGGTGCTGGCGAAATCGTCGTAAGTGGAGTTGCACTATGAGAATTTTCTTAACCATACTGACCATAACAATGTTATGGTGCCGCGCGGGCGAAACCATTATTGGCGACCTCGATGTGACAGGTGTTATTTCCGGTGACGGGAGTGGTATCACAAATCTACCCGCCGCCACTGCCGTTTGGGGCGCTATTACTGGAACGCTGGCTGACCAAACTGATCTTCAAGACACTTTGGACCTCAAAGCTTTTGCCTCGGACCTTACAACTCACGTTAATAACGTGAGTAACCCGCACAACACGACAGCGGTCCTTGTGCCGTATGATAAGGACACCACTCCCACGTTTATAACCGCGACCGATGTGCAGGGAGCCATTGATCAATCGGCAGCTTACATTTTAGGAAACGACACAACTGCGAACATGGCACTGTCGAAAATCAACACCCACGAAGCCGACCTAGCTAACCCTCACGCTGTGACGTTCGCGCAAATCGGCGACGCGCCTAATGACGGGCAAGACTACGTTCGTAAAAATGAGGCTTGGGCCGTGGCTTCTGGTGGTGGCGGTGGGGCTGTTGATTCCGTCTTCGGGAGAACTGGAATTGTGGAAGCCGATGCAAGCGACTACACAGCCGCTCAGGTTGACTTTGTACCCGCCGGCAATACCACGTCGGATAACGTACAGCTTGCCATTCAGGAGGTCCAGACGGATCTTGACGGGGACAGGGCTGACTTGCAGGACCACGAAGCCGACCTAGCTAACCCTCACGCTGTGACGTTCGCGCAAATCGGCGACGCGCCTAATGACGGGCAAGACTACGTTCGTAAAAATGAGGCTTGGGCCGTAGCTTCCAGCGGCGGTGGAACTGCCGCTGGAACAACAGTAGACGCCTCGGTCTTTTTTACAAACTTATCTGCTACGGACACTGATGTTCAGACAGCTCTTGAGACGATTGATGCCCTTTCTTTAGGCGGCGGAACCCCTGTTTGGGAGCTTGACGGTGGAGTCAATTCTTTTTCTGCCGTAGGCGCAGGTGCAATTAACGCCTCTTCCGACTACTCGATCTTGGCCGGAAGGAACAACTACATTTCGTCCACTCTCGACTATAACGCGATCTTATGTGGAGGTCACCCCACCACCGCCCCAAATTACATCTCCGGCGGCACGTACAATGTTATTGTGGGCGGGTTAAATAACTACATGTCAGGTAGCGCGGATCAGAATTTCATTGGTGGCGGTAACGCTAACAGGATCTACGAGACATCCACTGACTATGGCGTGATCGGAGGTGGGGCCAGTAACTACATTCGAGGAGGCTCCTCACACGGCTCGATTGGAGGAGGGCAACAAAATTACATTTATGGGCCTGATGATCACGGTACCGTGGGTGGAGGTACTGGGAACGGTGTACACTTTGCAAGAGCTGGTGTAATAGCCGGCGGCGATGGCGGTTTCATCTTAAGCTCTGATTGGTGCGGTATCTTGGGCGGTGAAGACAATGACATCAAAACGACATCGCATTACTCAGCGATTCTCGGAGGTCGGCTTAACATCATTGACAGCTCTTCAACGTATTCTTCCATCCTTGGAGGCTATAACAACGAAGTGAACGAGCCTTATGGTTTCGCAATGGGTAACGGTTCTGAAGCGAACTCTCAGGGAGCAGTCGTGTTCTCTGATAGCGCATCAGCTTTGACGGTTGACGGTGGAGTAGACTCGATCACGCTGAACTACGCTGGCGGCCTTGACATGGTCCCCGTTACGGTTGAACCAGCCTCTCCTGCCGCTGGAAGAGTAACCTTATTCTTCTTCGACGACGGGGCGAGTACCTTTTCTCTGAAAGCTAAATTTTCTGACGGTGCAGTAAACACCGTAACAACACACACCGTCCCTTAAGGAACACAAACCATGAAAAAAGTAATCGCTACCTTCGCCCTTTTCGCAGCACTCCCCTGTCTCGCGCAGACGCTGCTCCCGTTAATGGTACCCATCACACAGACAAACCTCGTCACGGCAGTGAGCGTAGACAACATCACTGTGCCCACGCTGGCAAACCCTTATGAGCCTTACCTGATTACTGCCTCCTACGAGAAGAACAAGCGTGCGGAGTCTGAAAGCGACGGGTCTTCCGTCAGCGCGGAAGGAACTATCAACTACCTTTTCGATATCACAGTTCCGCAGGACGTGCTTGAAGCGCGTGTAGCCTCCTTCGAAACAAACCCGCCACCTGCTGTGATTCAAGGCTGGTTACAATCCATCGGGCGTGACCCTGCTGGTGTTGATGCCGCACTTGTTCTAATTGGTCAGGAAGCATGCTTGCCGGCAATCGAAGCGATGGCGGAACAGTAAAGAAATAACTAATGGACTCCCAACTCTTAAAAATACTTGCCGAGTTTCTAGCCCTAGTCTTGGTCCTCGTGATCTCACACTTTCTACAAAGGAAAAATATTCGTAAGTCCGCCCATGACGTTAGGATGTTTACTGATAGCTCTGTTCGAAATCTTAACGGGACAGTAACAGCACTCATCCACTCATGGCCTGGCGCTGCGTGGTTAAAATTAGCTTTCCATGAAGACGGTAAAATTATCTTTCGAATGCAAGAGTTGAATCACGAGTATGAAGAATCTTACAACATAGACCGCTTAGATTACATAGGTAAGACAGACCTTGAAGCTGGCTGGACACATAAAGAGGCCGAAGAGTTCAGGCAGCATGATTTAATGGTCTGGGCTTCCGGCGAGCGCGAGTTCTACACAGAAGAAAAATCTTCGCGCCATTCAATAGCCGGTAAAGGGATGTATCTGAAGATCAGAGTTTCATCCCCTGACGGTAAGCATAAAGGTATCTTAGGTCTTGAGTTTGACCCTAAGAACTTTTGCCCTGACGCGCTTAACAACCTAAATTGCCCCCATAACAAGGAAACACAACGATGAGCCAGCCAACAGAGGATCAATCACTTGAAAAAGCTAGAGCCTTACGTTATCAGCCTGCTGCGCAATGCTGAGAACCACAGAACAGCTATATTTACACGAAGGATAAACAATGAACACACTAATTCCGACAATTCACACAGCGCCACAAACACAAGCTGGAGCTCTTTGGGGAGGAGTGTCCTTTGGGCAAGCTTTAGCAGAAGGTACTGTTAAAGGTTACTCCGCCCTTCAGACGTCTGGGGAGAACCCCTCAATAGATGCAGGTGCTTATGTCACGATTTGGGACGGTGGAGGCACTTACGTTGCGCCAACTGTCGGACAGATGCACAATGTTAAGAGTACGGATGCTCAAGACGGTGCGACGATTGAAGCAACAGGAACTGTTGACACGGCGACCTTCAACACCCTGACAGACTTAGGAGCCGACTTCGTTGCAGCAGGTATTTTGGTCAACGACGTTGTTTTAGTTGACGGTGATTTGTTGGCTGCCTCTGTTGTTAACGTGACGGCAACGACTTTAACTGTCGCAGCTTTCTTTGAGCTTGATGCTGGATTGGTTTTAACGCCAACTAGCGGTTCTACTTATCGCGTGATTAGAGCGGTGGGTACTGGAGCATCTTGGGTCCTCCTGCAGGGACAGGATGCGGCACACAATGAAATTAAAGAATACGTTGTTCTTAACGGTATTACTAACGTGCCAACAGTAGCAGAGTATTACAGACTTTATAAAGCTAGAACTTTTGGCGCGATCGGTATCCTTAAGCTCACAGGTGTCCTGACTGCGACAGCTTCTATCGACGCAACGGTTTCCTTGCAAGTCACGGACGGTAATAACCAATCACTCATGGCTCTCACCACAAATCCTGTTGGTAAGGTAGGATACATCCAACGTTGGTGGGGTAGTTTGGCTAGGAAAAAATCAGCGACGGCCGGCATTCGTTTACGTGTTGGTAACTTTAACGGCTTTAGCTATGTGAGACAATCACGCTCACTCCAAGGTCAAGGAACTTCAGCTTTCGATCACCAATTCTCAGTACCCGTTAAACTAGGTCCGACTTTTGACGTGTGGGTTGAAGCTGATGTTAGTGAAAACGCCACAGCAATCTCAGCGGGCTTTGACATCCTATACAAAGACATCTAATGACCTTCCCAAACGAAATTATTTTAACACCTGAGACGTTTCCTGAGAAGACGTTGCATCCTTATGGGCTCTATGTTCCTGGCATTATCCCGCCGCCACCGATAAGTAGTTATGCCCTAATGGGTGACGCCACTGCTTTTGGAGGTATGCCTGTCGTTGGTCTTACGGATCGGTGGATTGACCTGACGGCGACGCAGTACCTTACGACTCCGGCCTTGGCGAATGTGACGGATGGCAAGATGCTCTTCTCAATCTGGATGAACTGCCCGTCCTACGTGGCATCCCAACAGACTTGGTTCAACGCCAACAACGCGGGATCTTCTCGTGTCCTACAGGCCCTCATTCAGGTTGACTCAGCAGGCTCTCGCCTCTACTTCGAGGGTTCCGAAACGACAGCAAGAAACTTCGCAGGTTCTTCTGGTCAGGCCCCTCTGGTTCCCGATGCTTGGACGAACATCATCTGGGCCTGCAACGGGACTGGCTACCAGTGGGAGAACTGGATCAATGGTGTCCTGATGCCAAAGGCTGGGTACTCCAACCACGGGTCGTACAACATGGCAGCACCAACCTACTGGGGGCGGAATGGAAGCGGTAGCCAACAGACGACCGCTAAAGCCTCCTCCGGACTGCTACTGTCCGAATACTTCGGGCAACATTTTGGTGCCTCAGTGATAGCCGACATCTATGCGGCTGGCCCGTTTGGTAAGCAGTCAGAAGGTTCGATTGGTTGGTCCATAGAGTCAGAGTGGTGGGTAGCATAATTTTTTTTAACAAACACATGGAGATAAGACAATGGCAACAGCCGTAAGTAGAACAATCCCCCTAACAAGGGACGTCCGGAGACTAAGAACGAAAGATTCTTTTTACCATAGCGAAGAAGGAATCTCGGACACGCGTGTCGTGTTCAGTTGTAACCCTCATCGGGATAACGTAGGTTATCAAACAATCATCACGCTCAAAGACAACAGTGATTTGGTCGGCGCAATCGTTCGAGTCTTTGGCTCGGTGAACACGCCCGAGGGCGCCGCCCAAGTTCTCTTGACCACGCACGAGATTACCGCGCTACAGTCGCCCGATCTTCCTTCCGAGGGCGCGACAGGTTTTGTGGGCGAAACAATCCTTTTACAGGACCCCTGGGGACACTACGACACGCTAAGCGTCGACATCGACTGCACGGGCGCCGGTGGAGTAGACTACGACATCGACCTGTCGGTGCTGTTGTGAAGGGGCTTGCACTGACCATAACATTGTTATGGTTGGTGGCTTGCTCATCTGGGAGTAAGCCTCACCGCTATGACATCGACATTATGCGTCTTGAGAACGTGTTCACTGAAGTGACAAATGATCTTGCTCGGAGGTGCAACTGTGAGATGTCGAGACCACCTGTGACCAGTTACCTTAATGGGTTTATCGTTATGCCCGCCGTAGGCGAAAGTAACGGTAAGCCTTATTTCAAAGGAAAGACTGGTCTCGTCCACGGTTACTATAACCACAGTTCAAAAATAATATACGTGGCGGAGGGTTTTACTGACGGCACCCTGCGCCACGAGGTCAAACACGTTGTTATGGCCTATAACAATAAACAAGACGTCAACAACCATCACCCAGACTGGGCCTTCTAACATGAAAAAAGTAATGATCATCCTAGCTTTCGTTGTCGCCGCGCACGCGTCCGCAGAGCTTTCAAATATCGAACCGTATGCGTACGCTAGCGAAGCTGGCTACGAGTGCGGCTTAGCGTGGACTATCCAGCTCTCCGGAGGAATGGATGAGGTATTCCACGACATTGGCCTTGCAGCCCGTTCAGAGTATTACGCGTTGTTAAAGTACGACGCGCTTGAAATCGCAGCCGCAGAAGGAGTCATGTTCTGTGAGTCCGCGGATGGCAGTATTGAAACCGTTGACCCTGACGCTATTGCTCTCGTCGAAGAAAGTGAGTCAGACGCAGAGAAAGATGGATTAACTTGGGTTGGTAAGACCCTGTGGTCAGTCGGCGGTATTGCTGCGTCGTGGGTTGTTTACGACGAACTTATTAAAACTAAAGACCCTGCGCCTACTAAGTTACCAGACACCCCGCCTCCTGCTGACGGGACGCGGTTCGCTGTCGATAAGAACGGCGCCGTTCTAGTCGTCGACAAGACACCGGCTGTCTGGCTCTATGAAAAGTCTCCTGACGGAACAATTAAATTGGAACGCACCGGCGGCAACTTGGTGACGGAGTAACCGATGAAGTTGTTTATCCTCTTTGATGGAACGTGGCAAGCGCAAGACAGCGTGACCCCCACCAATATTGTCCGACTTAAACGGGCTTTGTCCTGTGGCGGGAATAAGGTTAAGTACCTTAAAGGCGTCTCTGGTGTATTTGGCGGTGTTTTAGGTTGGGGCTTGCAGCGTGACATCAAAGAGGCTTACGCTTGGCTTGCTAGAAATTACGAGCCGGACGCTGAGATTTACGTAATAGGTTTTAGTCGCGGCGCTTATGCCGCAAGGAGTCTGTGCGGGTTACTAGATTACTCGGGGCTGAGCGCGAGCCCCGCTTCGGAGAAAGAAGCGTTCTCGGCGTACAAGACGCGGACACCTCACTTTTCGCGCGGCTTCGTTCTGAGCAAAACGCCCTTTCAAATTAAAAGACTTTATTGTTTCGACACGGTGGGGCGTTTAGGTGTACCAGGAGTAGGCGCTTTCTTCCACGGTTTTCACAACACGTCCCTCTCGCCGCTTGTTGAAAAAGCAATGCATGCTGTCTCGATTCACGAAACACGCAAAAGTTTCACGCCCACGCTTTTTACGCCGTGTTCGCAAGTCACAGAAAAATGGTTCCTGGGTAGTCACGGTGACGTAGGTGGCGGGACAACAAGTACGCTTTCCAACTACCCGCTTATTTGGGTTTGTGCGGATTTAAAGAAATGCGGCGTCCCAGTAAAAGAGACCAGTTTTAAATGGTTGTCTTTTAGTCCGGACGCACAAATAAGTAAACCAGAAGGGTTGTGGCTACGTAAAGCGCGTCGCACTCCGCCGCCTAACGCCACGTCGCACGTATCCGTCTGTTTCAGAAAGAAACTCGACGGCGTTTTCCGAAAAGCGTTTTGCTCCGTTTCTTAAAATGTTATCAATTTTCCAAAAAGAATTTCAAGAGTATTTATTAAAATCCGTTTATAGGTTAGTATAATGGCAAAGGTACCGTATCATCCAACTTACGACAAGGATCTCTATTGGGATTTGCGCGCCGTCGTGTCTCGAACAAATGACTACGTTGTTGCTTATCTACGTAGGTATTCTTTACGTGAGAGCACAGACGCTTTTAATTACCGCAAACAGATTACGCCTAATGACGCGCAGCCGCGTATTGCGCTGAAAAAATTGTGCGATTCAATTCGTGGGCGCATGGTGGGTATTCGCCGCAAAGTTGACCTAAACAATGTTATGGTGGCTTTGGACGGTGAAAACAAAGGCGTCGACGCTTTTGGAAGCAGCATGACGGGCCTGATGTCAGACAGCGTTGTTTACGAAGTTGCCCTTATGGGCCGCGTTGGTCTTTTCGTCAACCGCGACGAGGCACCTTCGGACGTAAAAGCAGAAGCTTCTGCCAACGATCCTTACATCCAAGTCTACCCCACAGAAACGATTGTTAACTGGGTGTACGGTTCCGATGGTTTGTTCAACGACCTTCTTCTTCAAATCAGTGAAGATGTTATCACAGACGGTTTCGTCACAGGTACGGAAAAGAAGTTTCGCAGGTTCACACGCGTCAACGGAAAAGTAACCGTTACGACGTACGACAAAGACTTTGAAAACGGCGAAGAACGCGTTTGGGACGTTCCAATGATCCCGTTCTACCTGATTGATTTTGAAAGTCAGGTTGAACGCGTTCTCGAAATGCAGAAAGCGTTGAACAACCTCGCCAGCAGCGACTACACCTTCCTGATCAAATCGAACTTCCCTCTCTACACGGAACAAGTTGACCAAGCCGTAAAAGCGCAGATACAACACAACGCTATCATTGCCGCCCAAACAGCAGAAGACACTGGGAGTGTTGAATCGGCTGTAACATCGCACAGCAAGAAAGTCAATACTGACGTCGACGCTGGAACATTCCAGGGCCGCGAGTACGGCAAAGACTTGGATCGGCCAGGTTGGGTCACACCTCCGACCGCACACTTGACGGCCTCCGCTGACAGACAAGAACTGCTCAAGAGTGATATCGACAAAGCACTGGACGTGGATTCGCTCAACGTTCGCGAAGTCAAAACGTCAGCCGACAGTAAACAGATTGATCGCGAAACTCTTATCGGCGGTATCTATAATCTGTTCCTGCAACTACAACGCGCAGAAACGCAGATTCTTAAAATGTGGTTGATGTACATGGATAGTGCGTCTTCTGTACTCATTGAATACCCCGACGCGTTTGATCTGCGTTCACAGGAAGAACGTCTTAAAGCGGCAGACAAGAAACTCACTAGCCGCGACAGCGTTCCGTCAATCACGGCTAAACGTAGCCTAACGCTCGCGGCTGTTGGTGATCTGCTTCCTCACGCGACTGAAGAAGCCATGCAGAAAATCGCGGCAGAGCTTGAAAAGGCTGAAATGTTTGCGACACCAACCACGCTAGAAATGCTAGTCACTGAAGGTGCGATTCCTTCTGAACTTACGATGGACGCTCTTGCGCTCGACGTCAAGTATGCCGGTGAAGCTAAGAAAGAACACGCTGAGAAGATGGCCGTCATTGCCGCCGCACAATCCGCGGGCAGTAACAGTGGCCAAGCTGAAACGGACGCCGACAAAGAACAGCGCGCAAAACCAACTAACTTGGGTATGAACGATGGTTGATCTTGGTTTAACAGCTTACATAACTGCCGACGAAGCTAACTCGTACTACGCAACGATCCTCGACACTGATGCGTGGGACGACAGTGACGACGGTACTCGCGAGAAAGCCTTAACTCAAGCGACATTGAAGATCGACAGCCTTTCGTACTACAACGCAAAAGTCGACGAAGAGCAAGAACACGCTTTCCCCCGTGGGGATCAAACTGAGACGCCTAAGATCGTCTTACAGGCGTGCGCGCAATTGGCCTTGAACATGCTTGACGACTTTTCGGACACTGATTTTGACGACAACAATATTATCGCGAGCGGTTATTCTTCCGTCCGCGACACTAAAGACCCAAGCATGTTACTGATGCACGAATGGGTAGGTTTACCGCGCACCGTCTACACTATGTTACTGCCCTATTTGGATGTGGGTAGTAGCAAGTTAACAATACACCGCACATCCTAACTGGAGAACATGATGAAAACTTATTTTGACAACCACGGCCTTGTCCGCTTTCGCAATCTTCGCGTCCTTTTGGGCGAGGGTGATGGCGAAGGTGAAGGCGCGTCTTTTACGCAAGAACAAGTCAACACAATGCTGGCTGAAGATCGCCGCAAGAACGAGACTAAGTTCAAAAAGCAGATGAAGGACACCACTGCTCAGCTCGAAGCGATGAAGACCGAGGGCATGTCCGACGACGAGCGCGAAGCTCATCAGACGCAAATCAAAACCCTCAAAACACAATGGCAGACCAAAGTGCAGCAGGAGCGCGAAGAGACTGAGCGCGTGGCGGGTGAGGCTAAAACTGCTCAAGAAGCACTCACAGGTGAACGCGATGCTTGGAAGTCGCGCTTTGAAGAGTCCACAATTTCAAACCAGTTGACGCGTGCGTCTACTGACCCCAGTGTGAAAGCGGCTAACCCCGATCTGATCACGCAAATCCTTCGTCCGCAGACTTCCATGCGGCCGATCACGAACGACGACGGTGAGCAAACCGGCCAGTTTGAGGCAGTAGTGTCGTTCGCCAGCAAGGATAAGGAAGGTAAATTGCAGACGTTGGAAGTTACTCCAGCCGAAGCGATTGCGAAGATGAAGGAGGACACCGCCCAGTTTGGCTCCCTCTTCGCGTCAACACAAAAAGGCGGGGTCGGTACACAAACGCCAGGCGCTCCTGAAGGAGGTGGCTCTATTGATGTCACGTCGCAGGAAGCCTACAGAGAAGCCCGTAAAGCGGGCAAAACCAGAACAATTGGAGCATAAAGTGAATACCACTATTGCAAAGCGCGGAGTACGTACTCCGTTGGGGGTTGACCCCGAAAACGATCTGAGCGCATGGGATGTAACCCTCTGGGCTCGCGAAGTTCTCGAAATTATTGACGAGAACATGCTCGCCCAGTATGCTGTGAATCGCGACTTCGAGCCGCAGATGCAGCAATTCGGCGAAACCATCAATGCTCGTCTGCGTGGAGACTTCAAGTCTCGCCGCAAAGGTGAGTACGATGACGTTGAGATTCAGAAACTCACCGGAACCACCATTCCGCTGGTCCTGAACCAACTCGCCCACGTTTCTTTCCGTGTGACGGATTGGAGCAAGACCAAAACCTTCGCGGACATCACCTCGGAGTACCTCGAACCTGCGGCTCTGGCCTTGGTGAAAGGTATTAACCGTACCATCCTCGGAATGGCACCTTTCTTTATCTCCCGCAACGGTGGTAAGCTCGGCGGCTTGACTCCCGAGAATGCACGGACCGAAATTCTCACCCTGGAAGCTGCTTTGCAGACCGATCAGGATTGGGGACCGGCACCGTGTTTCATTGACACTGAAACCCGCAGTATCCTCTTGGATATTGAGGACTTCACGTCTGCGGAAAAGATTGGTGACGATGGCACTGCCATTCGTAACGCCAGCCTTGGTCGTAAACTCGGTTTCGATTGGCTGAAAACGTCCAACGGTGCCGGACAGCGCTTGCGTTTGCCCGACAACACCACCGCGATTAACCTCGCGGCAGGTTACGCCAAAGGCACGACTGTTGTTGCTGTCGATGACGGCACGCAGCTTGCTGTGGGTGAAATGGCCAACATCGGCGGCAAGCCTTATCGGGTGACCGCTATCGCTACCAATGACGTGACCATCGCTCCTGGCCTCTACGAGTTCGTTGCTGACGACACGGCTGTGACGTCTGCGTCCCTGACGGCTATCGACGGTGCTCAAGTCACTGGTCACACGAAAGCTATTGCGCTTGACGCGACAGCTTACGTTGGCGATATCCTGAACATCGAACACACTGACGCCACCATCGGGACCTACACCGTTGTTGACGTTGACGGTTCCGACGTTTGGTTGGATCGCCCGCTGGACAAAGCCATTGCCGATGCGGCAGCGGTTGCGTTCTGGCCCATGGGTTCCTACAACCTGGCCCTCGAACCGGATGCCATCATGATGGCTTCTCGTCCTCTGCCCGCTGTACCTCCCGAAACTGGCGCTAAGTCGGTGACGGTGAATTACGACGGCATGACCGTGCGGATCACCATGAGTTACGAAGGGCGTGGACAAGCCATGCTCGTGACCATGGACATCCTCTACGGTCTGAAAGTGCTCCGCGAAGAAAAGGGCGGCGTACTCTTCGGCTAACAGCCACCGGCGACCTAAACATTGTTTAGGTCGCCGGACCCCTCTTTATTTATCCAATGAACACTCGCAAAACAGTTAAAGGTAACTTACGCCGCTTGAAGAAGAACGGCGAAAGGGTTACTATTGTCTCTGCCCGCGAGGAATCAGACTTCGATGTTGTTTCGGGTAAACAGGTAGTTAAGAAAAAGCAATTGGTTGTGCGGAAGGCCATTCCAATGCCCGCCAGTACCTTGCGTAAATTCTTCTACGACCTCGACTACATCGCAGCAAATAACAATTTCACGCAAGGTGGTTATTTTGACGTCACCATGCGCTTTATTTTAATTGACGGCGGCGACCTAAAGGGTTTCGTGCCAGCTATCGACGACGAGATGATCGTCGATCGTGTGCGTTACGGCATCAAGGAAATTAAACCAACAGACTTTAATCTTGGTTTCATTTTTCGGATCGAAGCAGTGGGAGGGATTAAAGATGTCTTTACCGCCTAACACAAATCTACGTCGCTGGTGCCTCGCCACGTTTCTTGAGCACTTTAAAGGTGTTTTCGTGAACAACAAGTACCCGTACATCCAAGGACAGTTTCAAGACGGCAACGCTGGCGACAATCCCGACACGTTGGAGCGCATAGAGTTACGTATCGACGGACCTTGGACGCAATCTCAGCATATTTACGAGAAGCACGGTTTTGAAGTCAACATTTTGGTGATCACGTCAAAAGAAGCACGCGATGTGTTTAAGCACGACGAGCGCGTGGACACAGTCCGGCAGTTGTTCACGGACTGCTTACCTCTTTACAAGATCGAAAAGGGTCTTAATTCTCCTTGGGAAGTCGTAGGAACTCTCTACGCCGAGAAGAGTAAAAGACGTCCGATGCAGGTCAAGAATTTTGGTCAGATTGACCCTAACGTACCCATTTTACAGTCGACCGTCGAAGGTCGTTACTTTCTCGAATACGCGAGAAACGGATAGAATTGCTCACCACCCCGCGAGATTACCTCAGGTCTTGATAAGGGTTTAACTGAGGGCCACTGAACACTAAACGGAGAATAAGTCATGGCACCTAAACTTGCACGTATTGACTTGAAGAATGTGACCATCAAGATTCTTGATGGTAAAGCAATCGCCTCCACCGCCCTTTTGGACGGCGCAGTCAGCGTAGGGGACACAACTGTGACCCTTGCCACTGGCGGTGTCGCCGCAGAAGGTTTGGCGGTGGGTGATTGGATTTCGCCCGATAGTACCGGTTTCCGACCGCGCTATTGGATTACGAAAATCGACGCCGACGAATTGACGCTCGACCGCGCTTCTACCGAAGCATGGATCGATGCCGCTGTCTTCGGTCGGCAGAGCCCGAACGAAGTTGAAATCAACATCGGCGAAGGTAATATCACTTGGAGCACGAAAGACGCTAACGAGTACCGCTTGAACAAGCGTAGTCTCGACACTGTTGTGAGCGGCGACGAGCAACCGATGGATGTTTCCTTCTCAATCGTCTGGGACGCGTTGATTGACCGCATTGGCGGCTCAGCACCGCGACCTTACGAAGCGCTGAAGAACATCGGCGAAGCGGCGGCGTGGATTTCTGCCGGCGAGCTGTGCGAAAAGTTCGCTGTGGACATTGTTGTTTACAATGAACCTGATTGCGCCACGCTGACGGACCCCAGTGAGCTGTACATCTTCCCGATGTTCCGTTGGGACGAGATTGCTGGCGACATGAGCAATAACGCTCTTGAAGCAACAGGACGTTGTAACGTTCTGGAGCCCGTAATTGCACGTTACGGTAGCTAAAACCTAGCTCAAGCACCTAAACATTGTTTAGGTGCTTGAGCACCCTTTAACCCTAGGAGAACAAGATGAAAATTAAAGGCTTAGACCCAAAACCATATAAAACCCTCTTTGTCAATTTTATGGACAGTGAGGTCGAGTTCCGCGCAGAGCCCGTCACCGACTTGGAAGACTTTGAAAAGACCTTCCCTCAACCGACCATTCCAAAAAAGACGTTGGCCAGTGGCGAAGTGATTCCCATTCCCAATGACAAGAAGTACCGAAAAGAGTTCAACACGTGGGCCGAAGCGCGCACCGTTTGGCTTATCGCTAAATCGCTTCTTGCCACGGAAGGTTTGGAATGGGATCAGATCAAATTCGATGATTACTTGACGCTGACCTTTGACACCCTTACAGGTGAGTTCAAGAGCGTCGGATATCCCGAAGCTATCGGCGTGCAACTGAGCAATCTCGGAATGGACGCTAACGCGCTGTCTGACAGTATTGTGAAGGAATCCCGTGGCACTTTTTTGCCTGGAGCGGAACCTCGCGACCCCGTCAATTCCTCGCGCCGTTCCGAACCGCCGAGTACGCCAAATGGAGAGCCTGCGAGCGCCTCGGACTAGTACCGCCAGGCGTTAAGAAAGAGTGGGACGCTAATCACGCATTAGCCCAAGGACAAATTTTAGCATATGCCGGAATAAGAGACGAAGAAGAGTATGATCAACAGCGCGACTAAATTTAGAATACGCCATCAGAAGTGGAAACCCACTTCTGAGGCTATGGCTCGCGAACTGCACAATCAACTCGAAATCGCTTCCCGAAAAGCTGTGCGTGAAATGTATGCGTCTATCTCTGTTTGGACGGGCCGCAGCGCAGGATCACTCCTGCCTGCGGCCCAAGCTCTTGGCATTCAATTGAACATTCAAGTCCCGAAAACAGTAGATTACACGACGAAAGAAGGCAAGAAACGTGTTTACAAGATTGTCGACCAAATTCAAAAAGGCTTGAGCGAAGGTAGTTTCTTCATTTCAGACCCTAAGCCTGGACAAAAGAGCTACACCGTACGCGTGAAGTCCGCCGTGCCTTATTTTGGCCAGAACGATAATTTTGCCGTGAGTGGTCCACCACCTGCCTCTACAAAACCAGCCGCTTCTCACCACTGGAACCCTACGCCTTGGAACTCACAAGACAAAGGGATGACGCTTCTCGCGCAAGAGATGCACGAACGGGTTCCTAAAATCGCCTCCACACTCCTAGTGCGTGGAATGCACATAGTCCTCGAATACAGTTAAAATAATGGCAAATAACGTCAATCAAGAATATAACTTAGACACATCCAAAACCGTTAAGGCTTTGGATGCGGTCAACGGTGCACTACTGAAACTCGATAAGTCGTCGGAGACGCTCAACAAGACGAACGAGGGCGTTATTAAAAAGACTGAGCGTCTCATTGACTGGCAGAAGAAGCTGCGGGACGCCACGGATCGCAATAGCGAGTTAATGAAAACTAATTCGCGGAACACAGGTAAGAACACGACCCAGACTAGAAAAAATACCGAAGCTGTTCGCGATCAGATCAAAGCATCGGATGCTTTGAATACTACAATGAAGGCGAACGCGGACACCCAAAAAGGCGTGTTGGCTACGCAGGAAAAGACTGAACGCAACACCGAAAGCCTTGCGCGCAGCATGGCCGGATTGAATACGGTTTACGCGGAACAGGCTGCCGCCTTACGGAAAGTAACCGCGGAGCAAAACAAAAAGAATGCCGCAGCATCGCGCGCACAATCTCGTCAAAACTTAGTCGGGAATCTGCGCGGCGACACCACTGTTGGAGCACTTCAGCGAGCCGTTCCTTTAGACCTCAAAACGCAAAAAGCCATTAACGAGGCCGCAAAGCTCGAAACAGCACTACATAAGGTCGCAGCACAAAGCGGTATTGCGGGCAGAAAACTTCGAGAAATGGTCAGTGACGCGGCCAAAGGTAAACTGGTCACTTACACGGCAGCTACCCGTAGAGCGGGCGCAGCTATTACTGATCTTGTCGCAAGATACAGAGAAGTTGGTCGTGCGCAGGAACGCTGGGCGACCCAAAGTTTAACAAATATTAACAAAGTTACCTTGTCTTGGCGCTCATACGCCCGATTCTTTGCGACACATTTAACGTACCGCGCGTTTACGCAGTCAGCTACCGCCATTCGGGAGGGGATCACACTTGCTGCGGACTTCGAGAAGAGTATCGCGGAGATTCGCACCATTTCCCAAGACAGCTCAAAGTCAGTAAACGACTGGGCTAAGGAATTACGTGAGCTATCAGACGCCTTCCCGCAATCGACATTGGAGATTGCCGAAGGCGCTTATCAAGCCCTGTCTAATCAGGTTGTGGATGCCGCAAACACCACGAGCTTCTTACGAGAATCCTTGCGTTTGGCTATCACGGCTGTTTCTAGTAACGCTGACGCTGTGAATGCGCTATCGTCTGTGCTCAATTCCTATGGACAGTCTGCTGAGCACGCTGGTGAAGTCTCAGCCCAACTCTTTAAAATTGTTGAGTTGGGTCGAATCCGTTTGAAGAACATCGCTAACGATCTTGGTAATATAACTATTCTTAGTTCGCAGTTAGGTGTCTCTTTTGCCGAAGTGGGTGCTTCTTTGACCACTCTGACAACGCAAGGGGTTAAAGAGGCGACAGCCATGACGCTCCTGCGGAACGTGATGCTGAAGCTTATTAAACCTACGGGTGAAATGACCGATTTGTTGAATCAATTTGGTTACGAGACTGCAGAACAAGCTGTCGCGGCTGAGGGTTGGATTGGTCTTGTTAAGAAGATGGCTGACGCCACTAAAGGCAGTACCACTGAAATAGGTAAATTATTCTCACGGGTCCGCGGCATCGTAGGTTTTGCGGGTTTGACCTCCGTAGAGAGTCTCAAGACGTTTGCGTCAGACTATTCGGAGATACTTTTCGAGTCCGCCGCCGCTTACGACGAGGCAACAAAACGCGCTTTCGACATCCCTGCCAGACGCGCAGAGATCGAGTTGCAGAAACTTAAGAACTTTTTCACCGTCGATCTTGGGCGTGAGGCTTTATCTCGTCTCGTCGAAATGACTGAGGCTTTCGGCGGCCTCACTAACGCCGTCAAAGTTCTCGGTAAAGCGGTAGCGATTACTTTTGCCGCCCTTATCTCGAAAGGGATTTTCGTCAAACTAACCCAAAAAGCGATCTTACTCACGGAAGCTTGGAAAAAGTTGGCCGCCGCACAAAGCGTTCTAAAAGCGTTGACAACAACGTACTTAACCTCCATCGTCGGCTTAACCGCCGCAGTGGTGGGCGCGGGAGCTGCTTATGTTTACATGAAGCATAAGTCCCAAGAAGCGGCGAAGCAGAATTTAAGGGACGCGCGCCTAATAGCCGAGGCTACAGATGCGACTAATAAAGCAATCGTTCGCGAAAAAGAACAACGCGTGATTTACACACAAGCTGTTATCGCGTCCACGCAATCGGCATTAAAGATCACGGCTAGTTACCGCGCTAAGAGTCTCGAAACGACTAAAATTCTTTCAGCGGCGTGGGATTCTGCAGCTAAGAACACAACACGCGCCTTGAAAGCGATGGAAAAGGCGCTAGACACCCAGACGTTAGACGACCTGAAAGACGACCTCAAGAGTATCGAAGACGGACAACCTGACTTTAAGCTCGAAGCGAGTAAGTTAACGTTCGAGCTTGAGTTCGAGGACTTACAGACAGTTAACGCTAAGATTGACGCGTTAACTGCCCGCGCACAAGCGCTCAAAGAAACAGCTATTCAGTTCTACGATAAGGGCGAGTTAGACGAAGCGCGCAAGTACTGGGATCAGGCTAAGACGCGCGCACAAGAAATTGTTGCGCTGCAAGAAGAGCGTTTTAAAGACGGACCTGGCGCCTACGGTTTTGATGCCTTAGAGGAAAGTAAACGGGCAGTCATCTCTCTGCTGGAAGAACAAAGACTTAAAGAGGTTGAGATATCTGGCGTCATCCAAAAAAGAATCGATGCTGAGCGCGAAGCCCTACTCGCACGTAAAGCCACCTTTAAAGCTTTTTACGCTGCGCAAACTGAACTGACACGCACGCGTGAAGCTCTTCCCGACGCCACGCCACAAGAGCTAGCTAGCGACAACAAACAGAATAGAGCTAACCTAGAAGAACTGCGACGAATAGTTGGGGAGAATCCAACTCTTGAAGCGCAGCAAGCCTTGCGCGAATTGCAAGCGCAGTTCACAGAACAAGTGCGACTTGGGGCTGAGCGCGTAGCCATCGCAACACAGAACGCTTTTGACAAAGTAACAAACTCTTTCAGTGAAGGCCAAACTGAGTTAGTTGGTGCGCTGTCCGATAACACGACTAAACTGCGATCGGCTTTGACGAACTCCGTCGCGGATATCGCTAGCACGCTTAAGGGGTCTGAGGCAATCACGTCCCCTGCTGTTCAAGGTCTAGTTGAGTCGTTTCAAGACATGGTGAGCAAAGGAACCATCCCGCTCACTGAAGGTGTGTTAGCCGACCTAGAAGCGTTCGGGGCGGCTTGGGATGTTCAGATCACTGAAGCAGAAGCACGTGTCGCGCTTCTCGAAAAAGTATATGCTGCATCTAGTAACAATATCGCACTAATTGCGGCAGGTGCGCCTAGTCGTAAGGCGGCGACGAAAGCCCTCGAAGAAGGGAAAGAAGAACTAAAAGACATGGTTGCGCAAGCTGAAAAGCTGGACGCGCTCCCTGGCTTCTTCGAGCGTGCGGCAAAAAGCGCCAAAACATTGAAGGACTACACAAACAGTACAGCGGCAATCGCTGCCCAAAACTTTGTTATTAACAAGGCTATCAAAGCAACAGAGGGCGATCCCGAGAAACTCGTTAAGTTGGCGCAAAACCTCAGCGTCGCGACAGATGAGGTACTTAACCGCTGGCGAACAATGGCTGGTCTTCCGCCCGTTGTTAAAAATGCGATTGACGAAGTTACTGACGCAACAGAGAATACTTTTGAAGCTGCTGCTAAGCTACCAACGGCTTTTGACAACACCGTCAGTGCCGCAAGAGAATTAAAGGCCCAGCTTGAGGGCGGTGCTGCTGCGGCCGCGCGTATTGATCCTCGAATAACTGTTATTAAAACAGACGAAACCACCAGCGGCCGGTTTACTGGAAAATCGCGCTTCGACGACACGGTTTCCCGTTTCAATAAGGGCGGCGAAGTTCCTGGCTTTAGTACAGGTGGTCGAGTGAAAGGCGCGGGTAATCGCGACACCGTGCCCGCGTGGTTAACTCCTGGTGAGTTCGTTGTGCGCGCTGAGGCGTCGCGCAAGAACTTTGGTATGATTAGTGCGCTAAATAAGAACCCCGACGTCGTTAACAACGCCTTATCAAACGTGCAACAGGGTCTATCTAATTTTGTCGAGCGTGAGCTAGGCGCGGGGCGTAGCGCGAATGCCGCGCTCTTGCACGGTCTAAATAGAATGAGCACGGATATGGCGAGATTAACTTTAATCTCACTCGAACAAAAGCGGCACCAAGAAGCGACGGTGCCCCGTTTCAGAAAAGTCTCTGGGGACTACTTCAACGGGATCGCTAAAGCAGGAACGGCTGGCGAGTGGACGTCAGTTCGACCCTCTTTCTTCAACGAAGGTGGCCAAGTCCCAGGATCGGGTAACACGGACAGCGTTCCGGCTATGTTAACTCCTGGTGAGTATGTCGTTAACAGCGAAGCCACGAGTAGGAACGCGCCTCTACTGGCGGCAATTAACGCTGGCCGTTCACCGGTTAACAATAATACGAATAGCAGTCAGGTTGTAGGGGACATTCACTTGAACCTCGCGGCACCTGCTAACGGAGCATATACTGATAATCAAGTCATTGCGCTTGGTAAGCAATTGAATAAAGTAATTAGACGGGGAGCTTTGAAGTTAGGATGAGTGATTCACTGTTAATTAAAAGTGGGGTCGCGGCCCTTATAGCTGCGACTATCGACCTAAACAATGTTGTGGTGCAATTCCCGCCTAATCGCGGGGACTTCTTCGTCCCTGGTGATGAGGTTGTCATTGACTACGCCGACGGCAGTTACAGCGAACATGAGGTGACGGTTATTGACGAAGAAAATAGTCAAGTAACGATCGACACAAATCTCACGGCAGACAAAACACCCATCAACATGTATCTTCCGACGAAGATGGCTTTCTCGGACGTGGAAATCACACCGGCGTTAGATGACAATATCGAACAAGAAGCGCAAGAAAATGCGTTGCGCGTTCCTATCTACAACGCGCCACGTGTCGACACTGAGTGGCACAACCTGACTGTGACTACTACGCTACAAGGAACGACGGTAGGTAAACCACGTCCCGCGCCCGAGAACCCCGATAGCGTGGAACCCACTGAGTACGAAACGTTTGACAGTTTCAGGACCAAGATTCCTCAAATGGTGGGGCGTAGCGTGGTCCTAGAAGCTGACGACTCTTACGTCTACCTCGCGCTCGACGAAGCTTATATCACCGACGAAGATATTACAATAACCGCCCTTGACGGTTTCCGGTTCGAGGTCACGTTAAGTGTTTCTGGGTACGGTTATCGTATGGACAAGGACGATTACCCCGCACAACCGGTGAATAACTACAATCCCATCGCGACGGAGCAGAACGTGTTGCCTTGGGGCATTGACGCTAGTGGGTGGTATGTTTCTGCGTTTGCCGATGCTGCGACTGTTGGTGAGCGTGGAGTGTTTTATAACAACTCAAGCTACACGTTTCCACCGCTCCCCGATACTTTCTGGTACAAGACTATTGGAACGCTACCTTACGATAGTGGTGTTGATGACTGGCTAGGTAACGCCGCGTGGTCGGCAGCTTTTTGGTTAGTTAACGCAACCGACGTTGTTAGTAACACCCTTGAACTGTTACGTTTCCAAGGGATCACGGACCCAGGTATTTTGGCTGCTATCACCTTTTCTGATAGCACGAAAACCACTTTCTCTTTCTACGTTGGAACGGACATAGAAATAACGAAGTGGGTGTTTCCCGTACAGAGCCGTCATTCTTTTGTGCTGGTCCAAGACAGTTCATTTAACTACAAGTTGTACGTGGATGGCGCGCTACTATCCCCGACAACCGGAACGGGCTTAGGTGCAAACACAGACGACATTATTGTGTCGCAAGCCTGTAGCGGCGTCCGTTGTGTTTGGGACAATATGGCCATGTGGACCTCGGAACTTTCCGCAGCTCAAGCCCTAGCTTTCCACAACGCTGGTCGCAGAACACCCGCAGCAGACACCATCGCTTCGCCTAAAGTGTTCGCAAGAGCCAAGTACAACGTAACCCCTGCCGTACCGGTGACGCCGTGAAGCGCTCCGAGTTCACATTAGAAGTTTTACCTGAGGAAGGTACCGCTAACCTCGGCCTTGATTTTAATGTTCTAGCGATTAACAATCTTGAAATCGCACTGCTTCTGAAATCACAGGTAGCCAAAACGTTCTCTAATAGGTTCTATGCGACATCGCGGACCGATGGTGCGGTCCGCGTGTCGATCACAACAGATATGTTAATCGGACCTGACCTGATAGGTTTACGGAATCTCCTTATCACGACCCTTCAAGATCGGCCCGCGGCTCTAACGCTCCACTTTGGCGATGACGAAGGTAGCGAGAAAACTATCACAGGTCGTTACGTTCCTCAAACATTGAGCATGATTTCCGTCAATAAGCGGAAAGAATGTAATCGCGAACTTACTTTTCAATTCCAAGGAATTATGGCATGATCACGTTACCGGCTTACTTACAAAACGATTACTTCGCGAAAGACATCCTCTTCGCGTTTAAAGTTTACGACGCTGCGGACGCTGTTATCCTTACCTGCACGTCCGAAGGTAATGACAGTACCGATGACATCTTACTGGGCTTCGCGGACATTACTACTCTGATCGGACAAGAGGCTTTAACTACTGTGGGCTCAACGAGTGTTGAAGTTATTAGCAACAAGTCGCTCGACGCCTTTAACTTGGAATACAAAAAGGCCACTATTGAAGTGTACAAGGAGGGTGAGACTCCTTTATTACTGTTTACTGGTAAGATAGCCCCACCATTGGCACTAAACCCTAGTAGTGGTATATATACTATTAGTCTAGTTACTGCTCAACTGGATGTTAAGATTCTCGCAGATATGTCTTTTACCGCAAAAAAGCCCAGTGAACATATCCAAGACCTCGTGGACACGCTCGACGATATTGATTACGACGCAACCACGTTCGCGGCACTGGACGCCAACGCGTCAAACACTGTTGGCGACGTGTTTGAAATCGAAGCAACAGAAAACGCCGACTATAAAACAACAATAGAACGCCTCGCGTGGATCGGCGCTTATGGGTTACTACTCAAGAACGATGTTCTTTACGGCTTCGATTTACGGCAACCTACACCCACAACCACTTCGACTGTCGACATCGGTGACGCGATCATCGAGGGGTTCACTATTGGGAGCAAGGACGAAACCGAACTCTTTACCCGCGTGATCGTCCAGCAGGGCGACGACACCTTAACGTGGACCAGGAACCGCGAGCTCTATGGCGATCGGCAAACCACCCAAACATTGTTAGGGTACGATCTGCTCAACGAAACTGTCACGACGCGACTCAATTACTGGTTGTTCCAATACGGCCACCTGTGGAAGCGCGTTACCATGAGATTACCGCTGTCGTACGCGGGGTTGGAAGTCTATGACATCGTGGCCTTCGACGGGTTGGAGTACCTTTTTGGGCTGCCGACGGGCGGAATCACTGGAAGAGTTCTGTCCACAGGGTTGGATTTTGAGGGCTTCGTTACGGTTACGGTTGAAACGAACGTCGATGCGCGGACCAATGAACAGAATGACAAATACTGGGACACAGGAACGTTTGCCTCGCTAGTGGTGCTCGAAGACGTTGAGTACGTTTCGGGTGACGACTTCAACGTAACGTGGCGACGACTGACTGCCAACGACGCAGGTGGTAATCCGATTAACCGCTACCAGTTGCAGGTTATTAAAGATAGCGTACCTGAGACACCGTTAGAGTACACCGGCGAGCCTGATGAGGTTATCACGAAATTGATTACTTTAACGGCTGCGCCAGCCAATCACGATTACGAGATAAAAGTGCGTCCGTACATTACTGATATTGGTCAGTGGGGTAATTGGAGTAACACGGTCGCGTTCCGCTATGTCAACGACCTCGCGCCGCTTAACCCCGACTGGGAAGAAAAGGACGAAACAGGGGAAATGTGGGCTACGAAAACGTCTTACGTTACTTTTGAACTTCCCGAGTACGCCGAAACGTTAGAGATTGAGTTCTTTAAAGCTGACGACACTTCGCTAGGTACTCGGTCGTTTACCGCAGGTTACGAGGGTAAGGTTTACGAACAGTTTCGTGTTGACGACATCCCACGTTACACGTCAAAATTTAAGCTGAGGTACACCAGTGTTGGTGGAGCCTCAGCTTGGAGTGGTTTCTCTGGAACGTTATTACACGATGTTCCTGATGCGGTTACGGGTACGGGTGCCATCATGAGCATAACTGACGAGAATTATCCCGACGTGGGTGGCGACACGAATCCTAGTTTCTCGTACACGCTCGCAGGTTGGGGCGGTGCCAATTGGACGTGTAAAGTTATTTGGCGCGCCGATCAACCTCGGGCCTCGAAACTTAAATTCGTGGAGCAGTATTACAGTGCGACAGGTACGCCTCTTTGGTATCCCGCGACGGTGGCCTCGTCACACAACATCACTGATGAACTAACCTACATCTACCCTGGCCGGAGGCACTGGTTCTCGCGCGACGACCTGAACAGTCATTACATCGGTGGGAGCCATAAGCAACACGCCCAAGGTGTTACTCCAGTTTACTCCAACGCTTACGGCGATGCGATTTCTGGGGAAGTGATCTACTTCTTAATTGATTACCCGAGCGACACAACAAAACATGACGAAGCGAGCACATCGACCACTAACACGGCACCTGGGGTTACACCATAACAATGTTATGGTATCTTGAGACAGAGACAGAGCGCAACAAAACAAATGACAAAGATAATCCAAGCCAGTACAAAGAATTCTTCAAAATCTAGTTTCATCTTTCGCAAAGCTCCCTGTATATTTTCTTACAGTGTTTAAAATCCTCCCACGCGTACTCCAGTCTAAAACCTGACCAGAAACGTAGGTATATCCGATGGCCTGTATTCTCATAGGACCAAGATTCTCTTTCAAGGGATCTGCATACGCAAATGTTCGGAAGAAATGCCGTACGTAGTCGCCAGAAAGGTGATCCTTCCTTTGCCCTGTCAAGTAGCATGTACCATTTTACGCTTGCTTTCATCTTTGCACCGGAAATATTTTGTCGAAGTGGATTCTCAAATCAACCTTCGGGATTTTCGTTTTACGCTCAGTGGCTAACCATTCTGAGATGTTGACGCTTGGACCTTCTTCGATAAGAGCATCGAAGCACTCGTTACAGATGTAACCGTACTCGTAAGAATACCTGTCACACATGATGTTCTCGCAATCTATCTTCTGACAAGTTAGGACACCCATCACAGCACCTTATCAGGGAAAGCCGCGAGAAGCGTGTGTATTATGTCTACGAATGTGTGATTACCGCAATCTTTATAGACTACGATCCGTGTCTCCAAAGCTCCCGACGGTGCCAGCAGGGTATTAAACAGGTGGATAGTGATGTCCGTGTAACCCTTCTGGATCGTTTTGGAACTTGTTGCGTGGTGTGGTCCGCCGACGTGTAGATATTTCATGATTTCTCCTTGGTTCACCTAAACATTGTTATGGTCGGGGACGCATCCCTCGGCTGTATGTTTCAATCAATCTCTTGTAAATCTGCGCGGTCACTAAGCTGTCGTTAAGTGCGTCGTGGTGGCCAGGGTTCGAGATGTTGAAAAATCGGGCGAGAGCGGCAACAGAACACTGTCTGATGTCCGGCGGCTCTCCTTGCCAAACCAATGCGTCGTTGATAAACTGCACGGCAGAAATAATGTCCCTGTAGTACGGGTGAAAAAGATTGTGGAAAAGCTCATCGCCCAACCAACTTTGTATGTAGGGTCGATCATTTGGCCAATTGGCCGCGATGGGACACAGCCGCCGATCTGGGGCCAGTTCCAAAGACTGTACCCAATCACATAACATGTCCTGCGCCTTTTCAGCCGTAACACCAACGCTTTGAATCTCCATAAATTTACCGCGGTTGTAAGACGCTTTCGCAATACCGTTCCAGTCAACGTTTTCAAGGCACTCGACCTTCATGTTCACGTAAAAAGGTCGAATGTCTTCGCGGCGCTCATAGTCCGCGTTTAGAGGCACGGCGGCGAACTGAAAGATTTCACCTAACAGCGGGTTGAGGTTCGTGAACTCAATGTCCACGGCCACAGGAACGCTGCCGTGAAAATGCCACGGTGCTTTTTTGTTCGGTGCTGGTTTACCTACTTCGGGATACTTAGCCATCTGTCAATACTCCTGCGGACCATTTTCCGCGTTGTTGTTTAATTTTATACTTGGTTGAATTTTTAAGGTCCGAGTTCACCGCGATGAAGAACTTGTCGCACGTAACCACGCGACTGCTTCCTCGGTTGAACGAGACCGTTAGCGAACGGCGTTCGCCAGCGCTCAATTTCTTATATACTTCGTCGATCATTTTATATCTCCTGATAAAGTTTACCGTCGCGCAACTTCCACGCTTTCGGGTTGTCTGGTGCGCCTATGTTGTCGCCATTCCAGCAAATATTTCCAATGTAGCTCTTGTTGGCCTCGCGCGGTAATCCTCCTGACGGGAACTTGACCTTTAACGCTTTGCTCACTTTCACTTTGCTCCACGCTCCGCGTTCCTCCTGCTCAAGTCCCGCAGTAAAGCGTGCGTAGAACTGCGCGAATTTAATCAAACCGCCGACCTGCTCGGTACAGTGGTTACTGATGAACGTGTCCACAGGATTCTGGTTGTAGGAAGAAACAACTTCCTTCGCGTCCGTGTTGACCACAGGCACATTCAACCGCGAACCGCTGGGCGGAATCTCAAGGTTCATTACGTGCGTGATGAAGTCCGTTGCCTCAGCTTCCAAGTGCTCGATCAACTCGTCCCTTGGAATCAACTCCGTCGGGTTTAGGTCCGGTACTTCAATAACCACGATACGTGTGTCGCCAGGGAAAACAGGGCAGTAACTAGCATTATTTGCACATTGTACCCAGTGTGTCGAGTTCGGCATTACGCAAACCTGTTTGAATTTTGCCTCAATTGCAATTTTTCTATCTGTCACCAGCGATTTGATTTTATCGTAGGCTGTCTTCTCTTTGCTCAGGTCAACTTCCTCCACGGCACACAGGACTTGTCCCGCTAACTCACCGTTGAAACTGTCTTTCTTACGAAGGGTTCTTTCAGCCAACATGTAGCCTTTCGACAGTAGCAGGTTAAGGGACTCGTGAAAACTACTCTTACCTGAATCCTGGTTCCCGAACATGAAAAGATAAGGGAGCTGTTTCAAAGGCTGTTGAAACAAACTCGCGGTCCACAGTTTCAAGTAATCGGCACCTGTGGAAACGTCATTCAATTGACACCACGTATCTTTTTCCACGGCAGAAGTTATGCTCTGTCCACAGTGGTCGAGAATCTTTTGCCAGTGAGGAAAGCGTAAATCTTCTCGCGTGTTATCTGGCGTGAATCTCAGTTTAGCTGGATCGCGGTTCCATTTACGATCACCAACATACTCAGGTTGGAAAGGCTCATTGACGATTTCCCAAGCGCACGCAATCCCTTTTCCGAGAATACGATTAACCTCGTCGCCTTTCTTGCCGTCACCCAATAACATCGTTTTGACGTGTTGTAACGGTTCCTCGCGCCAACCGTCCTCAGTTTGGATGCACCAACCCAAGTCGCGGCCTGTCGCGTAAATGTGCCGAATGTAATCGTCGTAATTTTCCGTGTCGTCATTCACCTGATGTGTTTCACGGCCCACGACCTTTACGTACTTTGTTTTCTCACCGATCCACCCGTCAGGCGTTCCGCGGTCCTTGTTCTCCCTTTCGAGCTCCAAGCTAATCTGGCCCTTTGCGTTCACGCGAACACGAACATCTCTCATTGCCATCTGCACAGGTACGTCAAAAGGCATCCCGAGAGCGCGAAAAGCACTAACAGCCAACTCCGTTTGAGAAAAATAGTAGCCGCCCTTTGGATGCTCTACGCCGCCAAAACAGCGGACAGCGCCTTCGAGGGACAAGGGCTTATTGTAGAAACAGCGTGTCCAACCGCTGTTATCCTGATCCCATGAAGGATGCTCCGAAACGCCTTGCGAGTAACGGCGTACCGACCAAACGCCGTTTCTCATCGGGAAAAGGAAGCAGTTGTGTTCTGACGAACCAGAGGATGTTGTGTCAAACAATCCTTTAAAACCTAGCGCGAGGTGCGCCTCCTTTAAATACTGCGTGTGCGTCACGAGCATGTGCATGTCTTGTTCCCACCACCAAATGCACTCGTTAGCGTTCAAATAGTCAACGAGCTTTTTGTGCTCGGGGTCCAGCTTCAACCGTTGATACTGACCAACGAGTTCTTCCAACGTGGAAATTTGTCTTTCTGGAATGTACGACGGACGCGTGCGTTTGGATGTTCCCTTAATCACTTTAACGTGATCGCGCCAATTCTGAGGGATGTCCTTTTGCGGGATACAATGACCTTGCTTCAACATCTCGAAAGAACGAGGTTTGTCTCCTTTGCGGTGCCAAAGCCAGAGGACCGCGCCACAAACGTCCACTTGTCCCTCAAGAGGTTGACCAGACATTCCTGCCATTTTGCCCAAAACCGCTCGTGCCAGAGCCGCGTGCTCCGTATGGTTGACGGTTGGAACATCGGGCAGGTGAACGTAGATGTGCAACCCGTTACCGCTCGTTGATTTCTGAATCGTCACCCAGTCAATACTTTTCAAAGAAGTGACAATAGAAGAAAGTTCCTCGGGACTGAGGCCCTCTTTCTTGTGGCCGACGATACTGTCGAAATCAAATCCTACCCACTTACTAACCTTGTTCCGCCAATCCCACCCCGTTGCCCCTACAGCTTCAACGTGTTCCTCGAAATTAAAACCGTTCATTTCAACGTCGTTGTCGATCGGATCGCTCATCGAGTTGCGCGGCAAGCGTAGCACGGCTGGCCAGGTTTGTACGCCGTCAGTGTAATCTTTGATCTTTCTATTTTTAAATGTTCTAAGTTCCACGTCGCCGCCGTCCTGTGCGAAGTTAACTTGAACTTCGATGTCCGGCGTGAAGAGGTCTTTAAGGTGCTCGTGCCGCGCACTCTTTTCGAGGAACGCTTTAATAATGGTGGTTCTTTTTGACATATTTGGACCCAAACAATGTTATGGTGAGAGTTGGTAGTTATATACTACTTCTTTTAAAAGATTATTAACTCCTATTCTTTAAAGTAGACGTAACTATACAACTATAAACAGTTTAGCGTTAATTCGGAAGTTTAGTCATTTACTGGTTTATTTATGCCTAAATCGGCACGTGCTCTTTTAGAGGTACGATTTTTGTATGACATCCATATTTTAATCAAACCAACCAGTAAATGGATAAACTTTGAAATTTTCTATGATAGAAAAAATATTTTATTTTCTATCATGGAAAATCTCGCGCGTGATCATTAAAATAACGCGCCCGTGTAGCGCACGCGCCCGCGCGAGAAAAGTCCCTCACAGCCCATTTCCGCACTTTCCTCATTTCGTTTATAGTTCTATACGCTGACAGCAACTAGGCTGTCGTTACAGTTAACTGCAACCGCAAATACAAGACCTAAACATTGTTTAGGCAAACAGGAGACAAGAATATGTCAACCAAACGTGAACAACTCACCATCGACCTCGACCTCATCAAAGAACCGCGGATCAAGTTGCGGGACGTCGATACCGACAGCACCTACTTCAAAGGCATCGTCGACACCCTGCGTGAAGACGGTCTGCTCAACCCGATCAACGTTGAGCGTTACGTCAAGTACAACGAAGAAGACCCCGAGAAGATCGACTTCGAAGGCTTCCGCATCGTTGACGGAATGCACCGTGTTTACGGCGCTCGTGAACTCGGGTGGACCACCATCGAAGCTCTCGTCGGCGAACAAACGGACGAAGAAACTCTTCTCATCCGTTCGATGCTCGCCAACTTGGCACGCGTCGAAACCAAACCTGCTGAGTATGCTCGCGGGATCAAAGCCCTCCTCGACGCCAATCAGAACTGGACCGAAAACCAGTTGGCCACTCGCCTGGGTTGCCCCGCGTCCTTCATCAAGCAGCGCTTGAAGTTGAACAAGTTGGCTGAGTCGCTGAAAGGCAAGCTCGACAACGACGAAATGACTCTGAGCAAAGCGCAAGCTTTGGCAGAGCTTCCCGAAGCCGAACAGATCGAACTGTTCGGGACTTCCGAAGGCGAAGACAACGATGCGTTCCTCGCTCGTGTCTCGGATCGCAAGCGCGAAATCCAACAGGCGTTGCGCGAACAGAAAAGCAACGAACCCGTCGTGTTCGAACCCGTGGCACGTCTGCGGAAAATCGTCGACGTTAAGACTGCAATGGACACTCCGGCTGAAATCGGAACCATTTGCGCCGCCGCCGGTGCCTCCAGCCCGCAGGAAGGAGCGATTGCCGCTCTCGCATGGATTCTGAACCTCGACAAGGAATCTGTCGAAGGCCAGAAAGCGGACTGGGACAAGCGCGAAGAAGACAAGAAAGCGAAAGCTGCCGCACGTACGGCTGGCAACGCTGCGAAGAAAGAAGCCAAGCTCCAGAAAGAGCTTGACGAAATTCGCGCAGCGAAAGCAGCCGCGGCGGACGCTGAGGGCTAATCGTCCTGCGTCAAACGGCGGTGCCGTTAGCGCCGCCGTTTGACAAATTTCCCTGTTGTGTTACAATAGGGTTTCTAAACAATGTTGCGGGCGACCACAACATTGTTTAGGTCTATCGAACCAATAAACAAGAACCAAGAACGAGAAATAAGATTATGAATGACTTACAAGCACTGAAGAATGGTCTCGCGCCGAAGAAACAAGACAAAACAGAATTGGCCGAAGCCGGTTTGCTCGGGGGTAGTTTCCTCGGACAGATGCGTATTGTCTCCGGTTCTTCCGACCTCGCGAAGAAACAGAAAATGCCTGTCGGCAACTGGGCGTACGCAAAAAGCTCCACGGTCCAAGACCTTGGCGAGAAAGTCCTGGCTTTTGTCGTCGCCTTCATTCCGAAAGCGACGGACAGCAGCGGCGGCACTTTCGTTGTCGATTTTGACAACAACAGCGAAACGTACCAGAACATCAAAGCGCGTTCCGATGCGGAACGCACCAACCAGAATCTCCACTACGGTGTCGATTTCCTCGTCTGGCTTCCCGCCCGTAAGGAGTTCGTTTCACTGTTCTGCGGATCGCCGTCCCTGCGTGTGGCGGCAGAAACCCTGCTGGACTTCGTGCAGGAACCCGTTGCTTTCGGCGTCGAGCTGATCGAGAAACCGGACTTCAGTTATCACGTTCCGGTGATCAACGGCACCGATTCCGAAATGCCTCTCCCGTCCCTCGAAGAGTGCGAGAAAGAAATCAACACCTTCATGTCCCGCAAAGCACAGGGTCCTGAAATCGTTGAAGAAGAAACCGCATCTGCGGAAACTGGTGGACGCGTAGAGTGATCCAAATTGCACTAACCCCTGTTTTCAACACGGTAACACCACGCGTACTTGGTGATTACAGGGGTTGGTGTACCAAACGCCATTTAGATTTTGGTATGCCAGACTCGTTGGAACGATACTTTAAAGCAAATGACGCCGACCTCCTTGTGCATATGTCTGTTGCGTTATCGGCCGATTTTGAAGACGTTACAGATGAGAGCGTAATTATTCTAAATCGGAGGGGTGTACTTGTCTCAACGTTTCCTGACAAGTATCTCCTTTCCGCGAGTCTGGCACTTTTTAAATCGTTTATTCTCGAAGTGGATTCTGACCTTTCGAGAAAAATACGTAAAACTTTTCTTTCAGCGGGGTTCCAAAATGTCTTGCATGTATGAACCGCTCACAGCGGGTATCTATAAATTTAAACTACCGCAACCGGCCTACAAAGGTAAGCGCCGGTTTGCGCTCGTACCCGTCGAAATTGAAGTCGTTAACGGAATGTATATCTTGGCATTCGGCTTCAATAACGTTATCAAAGATAAAGTCAAAACGCTGAAGAATCGTCGTTTTGATTGGGACACAAAGACTTGGCGCGCACCAGTGTGCCAACGTAACAATTTCAATCTTCGCCGTTTTATTGGCGAAGATGTTTTCGGCGACTACGACGCGGACCCAAACAATGTTGTGGTGACTTTTTCTCGCCCACTCTTCGACCACCAAAAAGATTTGGTTAAGCACGGTCTGAGCGCCAAGCGCGTAATCTGGGCCGCGGAAATGGGAACAGGTAAAACGTTAGCCGGTATCGAGCTGATGGAACGTAGCGGTAAGCGCGAGTGGTGGTGGGTCGGTCCGAAGTCCGCGGTCGCAGCCGTCAAACTAGACTTCCGTAAGTGGGACGCTCAGATCAAACCGACCTTTATGACTTACGAGGGCATGGTTAAGCGTGTCAAAGAACATCCCGAGTACGTCCCAGAAGGCGTTATTTTTGACGAATCGTCGAAGCTCAAAACGGAAACAGCGAAACGCTCACAGTACGCTTTAGCTCTCGCAAACGCAATCAGAGACGACCACGACGGGTACGTAATTCTGATGTCGGGAACACCCGCACCAAAAAGCCCTGTCGATTGGTGGAACCAGACTGAGGTTGCTTGCCCTGGCTTTCTACTGGAAGGTTCGGCAAACACTCTTCAATACCGCTTGGCTCACTTTGAGCAGTGCGAGGGTGTTGGCGGACAAACTTATCCGAAACTCGTCGCGTGGAAAGACAGCGATGATGTTTGTTCCGAGTGCGGTAAGCATGAGAACGATTTAGCGCACTCGCTACGAGCGTGTGAACAAGCGGTCCAATCTAAACTGCAAGCAGCCGCGTTAGCGATGAAAGCGGCAATTAAAGCGGGCGACCTTGATAAACGTGTCGAGTGCAAAGAAACAATCGACCGGCTTAAATTGGAACGCGAGCGCATCAAGCGGACCAAGGACCCTTTGGGTAAAACCCATCAGTTCGTGAGGGGCGTCAATGAAGTTGACCTCCTTTATCAGCGCATGAAGGGGTTGACTCTTGTTAAGTGGAAGAAAGACTGTCTCGATTTGCCAGACAAGGTTTATCGGCGCGTCCATTGCGAGATTCCGCTCGCTTATAAGCGGGCCGCGGACCTTATTAAAGCGACTGAGAAACGCACGATCACGGCCTTGGCTAAACTCCGTGAGCTTAGTGACGGCTTCCTCTACGACAAAGAACAAGACGGAACAACCACCTGCCAAACCTGCGAAGGCAATGGTCAGTACGACTTTTGGTGGGATGAGGTTCGGCAAGAGCATGTTCTCGAAGGCGACCCCGACGACCCAAACATTGTTAGGGTGGTTGAAGCAACGTGCGACACCTGCAATGGTTCAGGCCAGGTTCCCAAGTACAAACCTGTGACCAAGAACATCGAAGGACCGAAAGAGAAAGTCCTTGCTGAACTTCTCGAAGAGTTCGACGGCGTAGGTCGCGTGGTAATCTTTGCGGGTTTCAAAGCGTCCATCGACAAATGTGTCGCCGTCTGTGACCGCGAGGGTTGGGAAACAATTCGTGTCGATGGTCGCGGTTGGAAAGCGTCATACACGGATCGTATCCTGCCGGAAGACGCCCTTTTGGATTTCCAATCGCCCGATCGCTTGCGGCAAAAGTGTGCCATCATTCTGCACCCGCAGTCTGGAGGCATGGGTTTAACCCTCACGGCGTCACCAGTGGCGATTTACTACTCTAACGATTTTCAAGCGGAGAATCGTATTCAGTCGGAAGATCGTATCCACCGGACAGGCATGGACTTGAAACGCGGAGCGACGATCATCGACATTACGTGTTTGGAAACCGATCAACTCATCCTCGACAACCTACAGAAAAAGCGCGACCTGCAACGAATGTCTATGGGCGACATTACAGCCGCTTTGGAGAAAGACAGTGACAGAACATAAAACAAAAAGCATTCCCTTATCCTCAATTTTCGTGGATGAGAGTATAAACTCGCGGAGCAAGATCGGTTACTCCGACTACTCGGCCTTGGCTCAAAACATTGCAGAACAAGGTCTGATTCAGCTTCCAGCCGTTGTAGCCCGCGAAAACGGGCAGTATCAGGTTATCGCCGGTTTCCGCCGCATGAGGGCTATCGAACACTTGAAATGGCCGGAAGTAACCTGTGTCGTGTACGAGGGGCTCACGGACGCGGAAATCATTAAGATTAACCTTACGGAAAATCTTGAGCGCAAAGACCTAAATCCTCTGGAAGAAGCGATCACTCTTCGACGCTTCGCGGACACCGGTTACACTCCCGAGGAAATGGCTGAAGCTATCTCGCGATCCCCGCAATGGGTTTACTCGCGCCTGAGTATCCTAAGTCTTCCTGACCCCATTCAGGAAGATGTGGCAACCGGAGCGCTGACGCTCAAACAGGTAAAAGTCATTGAGGGTCTCTCCGAAGAAATGCAATACAATTACGTCCGGCTTTATAAAGAGCGCGCCGAGAAAGCATCGGACATTAAAGTGCATCTGAAAAGACACCAGAAGAAGATGCCACGCGTCTCGAAGGGCAAAGCGCGCACGCAAAGCGATATGGAGCGCGTGCGTGACTATCTTTATCACATGTTCGGTACGTCCATCGAAGTGATGGCGTTGCAGTGGGCAAGCGGTAACGTTACTTACGCGGCGCTGGAAAAGGAAATCGAAGAGCAAGCAAAGATGTTTAACATCACATACAGGGGCATTGAAGAATATGAAAAATGTGATCGCGTTTAATGGTGCGAAAGAAAGCGGTAAATCCTTTCTTTCTACAGAACTGGCCTATTTATTAACGAACACACACAACATGCCCGCGCGTGTGGTGAGCTTTGCGACGCCCTTGAAACTCCTGGTTAACGGGGCGTGCCACCTAAACAATGTTATGGTCCGCGACGACTATATTCGCCGGTGGGCCGAAACTTTTGAGCTGGATGAAAACACAACGGATCGCCTCCTAGTCTTCATCCACGACAAGTTCGCCACGTTGAGCGAACCGGACGCTAAAGGTAAGCTTCGTATCGCGTTGCAGATTATCGGCACCGAGTTCTTTCGCGACACCGTGGACGTGAACTTCTGGACCAAGATAATGCGCCACAAGATTCGCGAATCGCGAGCGCAGGTCGTAATTATTGACGACATGCGTTTCGAGAATGAGGAAGCGTTGGTCCTCAAATACGAAGCAGGACAAACCGTTGGTGTCCTCGGCGGAGTGCTTGGTGACGGGCATCGCAGCGAGACATCGCTACATCCGAAGGATTGTCACACTGTTTTCGACAACAGCGCAAAAGATAAGTTCGTCGCGATCCCATTCGTCAAACAGTTGGCGATGAGTACCGCCCGCTTGACAAATCTCAAAAAGATGGTATAATAGGCGTATGCACTTTTGGGACACAGAAACATGTGGTTTTCACGGAATGCCCGTTCTATTGCAATACGCAATAGATGACGGGCCTTCTGTGCTTGTGGAGCTATTCAACGAAAAGCTCGACGTAGTGAACGATACGATTGTCGATATCGTCCACAGCGATAGCTGTCTTTTTAACGCAACGTTTGATATTTTCCACCTCTACAAATTCTGGACCACGGCCCAAGTGTTCATCGAACGATATGGCCATAACAATGTTGTGGTAGCTGATCACATCGACGAGTTCGCCCTTTGTGAGATGGCGGCGAGAGACTATCCGAAAACATGGCGCTTGAAGGGTGTCGTTGACTTGATGCTCGTCGCCCAGCAAACGAAGTACCAAGCGATGATGAATCGTAAGGACATTAGAATCAGACGCGTGCCGCGGTTGTTGGCAGAGCGCCTTGTGGGTGAGCTTGAAGAACGCATTAAGTTCTCCGACATCTACTTCGCTCGACGCAAGAACAAGTTTCCTATTTGGCGACTGGGTGACGTTAAAGACGATTTTGGTGACGTGATCCCTGACCTTGTTGACATCGTTTGTCCCTTCGCACCTAGTAAGGCGTTGAAGGCTTTAGCGGTCGAAGCCGGTTTGGTGGACGTCTCTGAGGTAATGAAGTTCTCCGACATCGAAGTACCCAAAGAGTACCGTCCTGTCGAAGCTGGTTTCGCACCTTGCGCACAAACCAGTTACTTGGACGGGCCAACACCTGGTCCTGACGATTGGCGCGGTACATGGCCCGCGGTCATTAAACACCACATCCACCATTGGCAACATAACGACAGGGCTAGAAAGTACGCTGAACTTGATCCCGAGTACACCAGAGGTATCTGGGAGCATCTTGGTCGGCCGCAAGTCAATGACACTAACAGCATGTTAGCCAACATGGTAGCTGTTTGTCGCTGGCGGGGTTACAATGTTGACGTGGAGCGCCTCAGACAAATGAGAGTCCTCGCGGTTAAGAAGAAGATGTCTGCGCCTACCGCCCCGCGTAAAGTGAAAGATTACATCTTTCCGCACCTTGAAGAAGCCCAATTAGCTGTCATCGGGGACAGTACCAAGCGCGTCATTCTCGAAGAAATCGCCGAATGGGGCGGTGTGGCCGGTGAGAAAGCTGCTGAGGTCCTCGAAGCGCGGTCAGCGCAAAAGGAAGTTGAGTTGTTTGACAAGATCATTCAAGCCGGTCGTTTCCATGCTTCGTTCCGCGTCATTGGCGCTAAATCCGATAGGATGTCTGGTTCCGACGGACTCAACGCTCAGGGTATCAAGTCCACAAAAGAGGTACGTTCATCGTTCCCGTTGGCGTGGGACGACATGCTCCTGACAGGTGGCGACTTCGATTCCTTCGAGGTAGCAATCGCAGAAGCTGTTTATGGTGATCCTGAGTTGCGTAAAGCGTTAACAGAGGGTATGGAGTGCCCCGATTGCTTCGGCGGCGGGTGTTCTTTCTGCGAGGGTACCGGCAAAATAGTAGCAAAACTACACGCACTGTTTGCTGAAGCACTCTACCCCGATAAGACGTACCGCGAAATTATGGAATCTAAGGGCCAAGAACCTGACCTTTACACAAATGGTAAACGTGGCGTCTTTGCTCAACTCTATGGCGGTAACGAGAACACGTTGCAAGAGCGTATCGGTATTCCAGAGGACGTGGCCCTCGCGGCGATGCAGTCTTTCCAAGACAGATTCGTTGGAGTTAAAGACTTCCAAGACGGAATCCGTAGCGATTACTGTTCGATGACACAACCGAACGGCCTCGGCACACCTGTCGTTTGGAAAGACCCCAAAGAATATGTCGAGAGCATGTTTGGTTTCAAACGTTTCTTCGACGTTGAGAACCGCGTCTGTAAGACACTTTTTGCGTTGGCGGAAGACCCACCTAAATCGTGGCTAAGCCTGAAAGTTAAAATAACCCGACGAGATAGAGAACAGAAAATCGGGAACGCCGTAAGGTCCGCGCTCTTTGCGGCGGCTTTTAACATTCAAGGCCAAAACATGAGGGCTGCCGCCAACCACCTTATCCAAAGTCCTGGCGCACACATGACGAAGGACCTCCAATGTCGGTTGTGGTGTGTCCAACCCGTTGGAATCTCAACGTGGGCCGTACAACCACTAAACGTTCACGACGAGATTATGAACCCTTGCCTAAACAATGTTGTGGTAGAGTGCGCCAACATTGTTGACGATTTCATTGAAGAACACAAGTCACTCGTGCCGATGCTCGAAATGACTTGGGACAAACAACTAAAGTCGTGGGCAGGTAAGTCGTGAGCATTGATTACGAGAAGATTATTAGTCGGGCGAAATCTAGGGCGTCCGACGCACGGCGCGTGGAACGCTTCGTTAAAACAGATACCTTCATGGCGTTCATGACCGAGTGCCGTAGGCACCCTTCTGGCGGCAACACGTACCGCCGCGCATTGACGCTCATTGCCGACAGTGATCTGGCTGGCTTAAAGAATCTGGTTTACTTAATAACAAGAGATTTGTCACTGTGTTCAACGGGTAAGTTAAGGGACCTCTGCAAGCAAACCGGCGTAACATATTACAGCGACATGTCAAAAGAACAAATGGCGAAAGCCTTAGAAGGTTTAGTATGGATCGACCATGTAGAATAAACAAGGCTTACGACACGCTCCAAGGCACAAGAGCGTCCTTTAGCGGTGATGAGCACGAGTTCGACGCTTTTTGTTTCGCGCTCCGCTGTCAAAGTGACCCTCAGTTAAAACGCGTAGAGGACTGGCTACCCCAGTTCGTTGAGGCAATAACCAAGTACCGCCGAGGACCCTCAGCAAAACGAAAAAGATTTTTAGACTTAGTGTGGCAAGTACGCCCCACGTTAAAGCAACCAAAGAGGAAACGATAATGTTAAATCAAACGAAGTTATGTAAACGAAACATTCAAGCTGTCTTGCGAGAGTGTGCTTTTACGCCTAAAGATGAATCAGAGTTCAACCTCATTGCGCGCCTGAATGACCCAGGGTATACGGCAAAATACGCTTTCACGGAATTGGGTTTGCAACTGCAACAAGGCGCGGTCGACGCGAAACGCATTATCTCTCTTCTCGCTCTCGCAGAAGCACAGGAGTCACAAAATGCCGGGAATTAAAACAGACCGTATCCGAGAAAATCCCGAAGCACTCGTACAAAAGCGCATTATCAAAATGCTCAAAGCGCGCGATTGGTACGTGACGGTAATGCACGCCAGTTTCGCGCTGCGTGGGATACCTGACCTGTACGCGGTCCATAAAAGACATGGCGCGCGTTGGATCGAAGTTAAGGACCCGAAGCGCACAGGTAAACGAAGTCTGTTCACCAGCGCACAGCTCGAAACTTTCCCCCACTGGTCCGCGGCACATATCCAGATTTATGTACTAACAGGACCCGAACAGGAAGAGTACGAGAAACTCTTCCGACCAGGCAATTGGGCGAGGTACTTGGTATGAAGAAACTGAAACAGGACAACCCATACAATTGTCTGGTTTACGCTCTTGGGATGGCCCTCGACGTGGAACCAGACACTTTGTACCGCTACCTCACGCACACCGGCCTAGGCGATAAACGCAAAGGCTTCGTGCCCGAGGAATTTTACACGGCTATTGTTGAGAATGGGCGTTTACCTATTCTCGCGCAAGTCTCATCCTTTGACGGGAAGGACGAGTCTTTTTTAAATGTCGCCGCCCTAACAATGTTTGGGTACACACGAGCCATTCTCACGGTTCTCAAAACAGATATTACGCTCCACCACGCTCTCGCGTGGGACGGAGAAACCAAAACGCTTGTTGACCCCGCCAAAGGTGAAGAAGTGGATTTTAACGACTACACGATTATTGAAGCGCTCATGCTTCCAACGCACAAGGAGA